CTCTGTGACTTTTCTTTTGTGCAACGGGCGTGGGCCTTCGCGCAAAAAAACACCGGTTCAAACGGGGGATTAACCCACAGAAAAAGGAGGTGACGGCGCGTGGCAAGAGACGGAACAAACAGAGGAGGCAGGCGTGTCCGCGCCGGTGATAAGCCTGAGCCTCTTGCGGACAAAATAACAAAGGGTAAATCGGCTAAGATCCTCGATGTGCCGTCAATACACCCTGAGTCTATTCTTGAGGCCGAGGATCTTGATGGAGCTGCTGACCTGTACGGTGAGGATATGCCGACACCGAGCGATTACCTGAGCGCAAGGCAAAAGGACGGCAAGCCTCTGGGAGCAGATGCCCTGTTCATAGAAACATGGAAATGGCTCAAGGAACGAGGATGTGAGAAATTCGTTAATTCCCGGCTTATCGAAGCTTATGCTCAAGCATTCTCCCGCTATATCCAGTGCGAGGAAGCCATCAGTACATACGGGCTCCTGGGCAAACATCCAACAACAGGTGGTGCGATAGCAAGCCCATTCGTACAGATGAGTCAGTCTTTCCAGAAGCAGGCCAATCTGCTCTGGTATGAGATTTTCGATATCGTAAAGCAAAACTGCACTACGGCATTTGTGGGTAATCCTCAGGACGACATTATGGAAGCCCTGCTGTCAGGCCGGAAAGGAAGGCATACATGAAATCGACAGAACGACTTGAAAAAGTAGATATTGACAAGCTGGTGCCGTATGCCCGGAATGCCCGAACTCACAGCAAGGAACAAATACTTCAGCTTCGGGCAAGCCTGCGGGAGTTCGGCTTTGTTAATCCGGTCATAGTGGATAAAGATCTGACCATTATTGCCGGGCATGGCCGTGTCCTCGCTGCCAAGGAGGAGGGTATAACTGAAGTCCCGTGTGTCTTTGCTGAGCATCTGACCGAAGCACAAAAGCGAGCTTACATAATTGCGGACAACCGTCTGGCTATGAATGCTGGATGGGACGCTGAGATGCTGTCGGTTGAACTCTCAGAGCTGCAAGGTGTGGATTTCGACATTTCGCTCCTGGGTTTTGATGATGCCGAGCTCAACAAACTGCTCAGTGGCATCGAGGATGTGAAGGACGACGACTTTGATGTGGAAGCAGAGCTGGCGAAACCGGCAATTACAAAGCCGGGTGACTTGTGGCTGCTCGGACAACATCGCCTTGTGTGCGGCGACAGCACAAAGCCTGAAACCTTTGAGCTGCTCATGGAAGGTAAACAGGCCAATCTCACGGTAACCGACCCGCCATACAACGTAAACTACGAAGGCTCGGCCGGCAAGATCAAAAATGACAACATGGCTGATGAAAAATTCTATCAGTTCCTGCTGGACGCATTCACCCTCACCGAAAAGGCGATGGCAAAGGACGCGTCCATTTATGTGTTCCATGCAGACACCGAAGGACTGAATTTTCGAAGGGCATTCAATGATGCGGGCTTCTATCAATCCGGCACCTGTATCTGGAAGAAGCAAAGTCTGGTCCTGGGCCGAAGCCCATATCAGTGGCAGCACGAACCCATCCTTTTCGGATGGAAGAAATCAGGCAGGCACGCCTGGTACTCAGACCGGAAACAGTCTACCATATGGGAATTTGACAGGCCGAAGAAAAATGCCGACCATCCCACGATGAAGCCGGTGCCGCTGGTAGCCTATCCTATTCTTAACTCAAGTATGAGCGGATGCATCGTCCTCGATCCTTTTGGTGGATCAGGCAGTACCCTGATCGCCTGTGAGCAGACCGACCGGATTTGCTACACCATTGAACTGGATGAAAAGTTCTGTGACGTGATAGTTAAACGGTATATCGAGCACACCGGCTCCGAGGCCGGTGTTTTCCTTATGCGCGATGGAAGTAAATATAGTTATTTTGATGTGCAAAAAGATTAAAAATAACTTGCTATTTCACAGCATTTGAGCGATATATGTGACTACCAAAAAAACGAAAGGTGGTCTGAAAATGAACATCAAATTCAACGCGACTGGCGCAAGGCGCAAGGAACTGGTCAATGCGGCCAGCGAAATTCTCGGATGCAGGCCTGTGTATAAAGGAGCGCCGAGCTTCGACTTTGAGGTGGGTGCATTCACCATAGCCAAGGACGGAACCCTCTACTTTGACGATGGTACTGATACGGAAACAGTACATAAGCTTCTGGAAAGCCTGCATTCGGCTGGCTTTTTGTCCAATACCGAAGGGCCTTCGGAAAGAGACGCCGAAGAAAGCCTGCCCGAAGCTCAAGCTTGGGCGGAGCGTCAAATGCGCCGCATGAGATTGGAAGATGAAAACATACCGGACTACTCAAATCGCGGTCCATATGGCGGCGACTATATTCCTGACGAAGACACGCTGACAATCGAGATTCCCCTCGAAGATTTCACAGAAACAGCGCTGGAGAACCTCAACCGGTTAATCGCCAGCAAGGAGACACTAATCAAAAAAGCCATCGAAGCCGACGCTCTACCTTTGATGAAAACAGAAACCACTCTCAAATTCCCGTGGTTCCGCTCCGACAGCGAGCCTGATGAAGTCGATGCTTACTCCCTTTTCATTGCCGCCCTGTGCACGACAGCTAAGGCACAGCGGCGTGTCACCGCCAGGGATAAGCCTGTAGAAAACGAGAAGTTTGCTTTCCGTGTATTCCTAATCAGGCTGGGTTTCGTAGGAAATGAGTACAAAGCTGCACGGAAAATTCTGCTTAAAAACCTGACCGGAAACAGCGCCTTCAAGAACGGTGCCCCACCGAAAGCAACGGAGGTCAGTACCGATGCATAAGTTCCCCTCAAAGGAGACCGTGAAGCAGCTCCGAAAGCAATACCCCACTGGCACCCGTGTGGAGCTGTTGCGTATGAACGACCCCTACTCCAGACTAAAACCCGGCGATACGGGTACCGTCACAGGAGTTGATGACATAGGTACGATACACGTTAACTGGGATTGCGGTAGCACTTTAGGAATAGCATACGGGGAAGATAAGTGCCGGAAAATCGACAATTGATGTCACAGAAACACACAATAATCCCTTTGATATATTGTGTACATTATGAGTCGAATTGACTTGATAATAGTCCCTTTCAGAGTGATATATACAGTACCAAAAGAAACACACAACTCTGAAAGGGGCAAAACACAATGCTTACAACGAAATTCGGAATCGAAATTGAATTCACAGGAATAACCCGCAGCGAGGCGGCAAAGGTAGCAGCCAACTTCCTCGGCGGAACGGTCACAAGCACGGGTGATTATTACGACACTAAGAAAATCACAACACCGGACGGCCGGACTTGGAAGCTGATGAGCGACGCCAGCATCAACTGCCAGAAAAGGCAGGGCAGGCAGAAGGTACATACCGACCGCAGCTACAGCGTGGAGCTGGTCAGCCCGGTCCTCACCTACCAAGAGGACATCGAGATATTACAGGAACTGGTCAGGCAACTGCGCAAGGCAGGCGCTTTCGCCAACAACTCCTGCGGCATCCACATACACCTCGACGGAGCGGACCACTCACCGAGAAGTATCCGGAACTTTGTGAACATCATTGCCAGCAAGAACGACCTTTTCTACAAGGCTTTAAACATAAATCCCGAAAGGATGCACTTCTGCAAGAAGATGGACAGCATCCTGGTGGACAAGATGAACCGACGCAAGCCCAAGACCATGCGCCAGATTGAGGACCTTTGGTACGAAGGCTACTATGAGAGCCGCGACAGGCATTACCACAACAGCAGGTACCATTTTCTAAACCTCCACAGCTTTTTCCACGGAAACCACACGGTCGAGCTGAGAGGCTTCAACAGCGAGCTGCATGCCGGGAAGATAAGGAGCTACATAGTCCTCGCCCTTGCCCTCGACCACCAGGCGCTGACACAAAAATGCGCCAGCTCAAAGACGCCCCAGACCGAAAACGAGAAATTTGCCATGAGAACCTACCTCAACAGGATTGGCTTCATTGGGGATGAGTTCAAAAACTGCAGAGAGCACCTCACAAAACACCTTTCCGGCGACGCAGCATTCCGCTTCGGCAGGGCTGCCTGAAAGGGTAAGCCGAAAGGAGATACCACTCAGGACGGGTAACCGTCCTTTAGGTGGTGAAAGGGGATTACATATATGAAAAAGATATTATACCTGGCTTATGGCTCAAACCTTAACCTTACACAGATGGCAACCAGATGCCCTACGGCTCGGGTTATAGGTTCAACGGTGTTAAAGGACTACCGGCTGCTTTTCAGAGGCCCGCACGCGGGAGCTGTGGCGACAGTAGAGCCTTATGAGGGCAGCGGCGTACCGGTATTGGTATGGGAGCTGACTCCCGCAGACGAGGCGGCGCTTGACCGTTACGAAGGCTGGCCATATCTGTACAGAAAAGAAACCATCAAGGTCAAGCTGAACGGCAAGACTGTCAAAGCGATGGTCTACATTATGAATGATGGCAGGCCGCTTGGCACTCCAAGCTGCTATTACTACAGTGTCATTTTAGAAGGCTACAAGAGCGCAGGCTTTGATGTGGATATACTGCGTACTGCGGTCAGCGACTCTGCGGAGACGGAGGTGCTCACTAATGACTGAGAAGGTAAAAAAGCAAATTCTCAGCATCCGGGCTTCGGGCGAGACAAATATGTTTGATATTCAGGCCGTGAAACAAATAGCCCGGCGCGAAAAATATGATGAGCTATTAAAATACTTGGAAGGCCATATTGAGGATTACGCTCATTTTATATTGACCGGCGAAGAAAAAACGTAGTATATACCCAAATCACAGGGATCTGTCTAAAGCAGTTCCCTTTTCTTATGCTTACTTTCAGGAAGGAGGATGTGTCATATACGCAAGCTCAAAAAATACAAGCCGACGAAATTCAAAGCTGCCGACTCTGTATATGATAAAGCCTCCGCTGATTACGCAGTGGCGTTCATTGAGGCTCTCCGGCACACAAAGGGTACCTGGGCCGGAAAGCCATTTCAATTAATCGATTGGCAGGAGCAGATAGTCCGGGACCTTTTCGGAATTTTGAAACCAAATGGTTATCGCCAGTTCAATACGGCATATATCGAAATACCCAAAAAGCAGGGCAAGTCAGAGCTTGCCGCCGCAATTGCTCTGTTCCTAACCTGCGCTGACGGTGAGGAGCGGGCTGAGGTGTATGGCTGCGCTGCCGACCGCCAGCAGGCCAGCATAGTTTTTGAAGTTGCTGCCGACATGGTTCGTATGTGCCCTGCTCTGAGCAAACGTGTCAAGCTGCTTGCTTCCACCAAGCGGTTAATCTACCTTCCGACAAACAGCTTCTATCAGGTTCTGTCGGCCGAGGCATATTCCAAGCATGGCTTCAACATACACGGCGTGATATTTGACGAGCTACATACACAGCCGAACAGAAAGCTGTTTGACGTCATGACCAAGGGCTCAGGGGATGCCAGGATGCAACCGCTGTACTTTCTCATCACCACAGCTGGCAACGATACGAACAGCATCTGCTATGAGGTGCACCAAAAGGCAAAGGATATTCTTGATGGCCGGAAACATGATCCCACTTTCTACCCTGTCATTTACGGAGCCAATGAGAACGACGATTGGACAGACCCTAAGGTGTGGAGGAAAGCCAATCCTTCACTTGGCATAACAGTTGGAATTGATAAGGTCAAGGCCGCCTGCGAGAGCGCAAAGCAGAACCCTGCTGAAGAAAACAGCTTCCGCCAGCTCCGTCTCAACCAATGGGTGAAGCAGGCAGTACGCTGGATGCCAATGGACAAATGGGACAAATGTGCTTTCTCGGTAGATCCGGAAATGCTGAAAGGCCGTGTATGTTATGGCGGACTAGATCTCTCCAGCACCACCGACATAACGGCCTTCGTGCTTGTGTTCCCTCCCGAGGATGAGGACGACAAATATTATATTCTGCCCTACTTCTGGATACCGGAGGACAATCTGGAACTTCGTGTTCGACGCGACCATGTCAACTACGACCTTTGGGAGAAGCAGGGTTTCCTCAAAACCACAGAGGGTAATGTGGTGCATTACGGATACATAGAAAAGTTCATCGAGGCACTTGGCGAAGAGTACAACATCCGAGAGATTGCCTTCGACCGCTGGGGAGCCATACAGATGGTCCAGAACCTTGAGGGCATGGGCTTCACAGTCGTTCCTTTCGGTCAAGGCTTCAAGGATATGAGCCCGCCGACCAAGGAGCTCATGAAGCTTACCTTAGAACAGAAGCTTGCCCACGGTGGTCACCCGGTTCTGCGCTGGATGATGGACAATATCTACATCCGCACCGACCCGGCAGGCAATATCAAAGCGGACAAAGAAAAATCCACCGAGAAAATTGACGGTGCTGTTGCCACCATTATGGCTCTTGATCGGGCGATCCGATGCGGCGGAGGTACAGGTTCATCAGTTTATGATGATAGGGGTTTGTTGATTTTTTAATTAGCATATGTTTGTTTATGGTTTTATGGTATAATGTTGTTAATGACGATAGGTCTTATTTTGCGACAATTGTTGAAGAAAATGATAGGGATAATTGCGTGATTCTTGAGAAGAACTTTGAAAGGTGCGTGGATGATATTTTTACTGAAGAAATTTCAAACAAACTTAAGACTTATGTATACCGACTTATAGATCCACGTAACGGGGAAACATTTTATGTCGGTAAAGGGAAAGGAAATCGCGTATTTTACCATATTCGTGCAGAAGAGAATCTTGACGGCGACGATATTGACAACAAAATGAAACGTATTCGAGAAATAAGACTGGCCGGTTTTGAGGTCGCTCACGTTATTCACCGCCATGGTATGGATGAAAAGACAGCCTTTGAAGTTGAAGCAGCTCTCATTGATGCTTATCCGGGTCTCACCAATATTGTTTCCGGTACAGGTGCTAATGAATATGGAGTCATGCATGCTGATGAAATTATTCGTCAATATTCTGCTGAAGAGGCAGTTTTTAAGCATAAAGCATTATTGATAAACATCAACATAAGCGCTTCGCAAACATCATTGTACGAAGCAACCCGCCGTGCTTGGAAGCTTAGTAAATCAAAAGCTGAAGAAGCAGAAATAATTCTAGCAACTGTAAAAGGTTTAATTGTAGCAGCATTTGTAGCCGATGAGTGGCTAGATGTTAAAACAGAAAACTTTCCCGATTCTGAAAATATGCCTGGACGTATTGGTTTCAATGGTAGAGAAGCATCTGAGGAAATTAAAGAATTATATGTTGGCAAGCGTGTTCCTAACAAGCTTCGCAAACGTGGTGCAGCTAACCCTGTGAGATATACTTGGTAGCTAAACCCTTCATTTTACTATTTAGAGGGGTGCGTCGCTTCTTCTTAATTCGCGCTACTAATTTATTTAAGGCTGTTATTAAACCCCTGCATCAATAAATCAGCAGGTGCTTATGCGTGTGTTCATTCATTTGGGATGCCTGAAAACATTTAAAGTTTTGGTGGTGCTTTTAGTTGAAGTGTTTAATATGTTAGCGGCATTTCAATAATATTGTTGATAGGTTGCTTAAATTATGATGGTTATGTACTTGGCTTATTATGGGGCAAATTATTTAGTGTGAAGTATTGAGCTAAGTAAACATTAGATTTGGAGGTATAATACATGCCGAAATTTAGGTTATGTGATGAGAAGGTCAGAGATATATGGATAAATGTAACCGGAGAAATAGTTGATGAGTGTTTAAATATTGTTGGTCAAGATCTAGGAGAGGGATGTAAAGCTATCTGGGGAGAGGATGAATATGAATACTATTATTCATTTGATAAAGATAACACAAAAAAGCTTTACGACATATTGCGAGTAAATAATGAGAAACTTACCTTAAAAGAGCATCTAGTTATAAATTTTTCTGGAGTTGATGGGTGTAGAAAGCTCCGAGAGCTTTGTGAAACTAATTCAATAAAATTTTTATTTTTTTCTTGTTAGCGATATAAAAGCATAAAAACACTATACCCGAAACGGCATCTGTTTTCATCAGGTGCTTTTTTCATGCCCATTTTAAGGAGAGTGATGTCTATGGGTATATTACAAGGAATTTTCAAGGCCCGTGACAAGCCTAAGGATAGTCTGGGTGGCAGCCGTTACAGTTTCTTTTTCGGCAGCACTACTGCCGGAAAACCTGTCAATGAGCATACTGCCATGCAGATGACGGCGGTCTACTCCTGCGTAAGAATACTGTCCGAAACGCTGGCGGGTCTGCCGCTTCATGTATATAAGTACAACGACAACGGCGGTAAAGAGAAGTATCTCACACACCCAATATATAAACTGCTCCACGACGAACCGAACCCTGAGATGACTTCATTCGCATTCCGGGAAACGCTGATGAGTCATCTTTTATTATGGGGCAATGCCTATGCGCAGATTATACGCAATGCTAAAGGCGAGGTTCTTTCCCTCTATCCGCTGATGCCGAACAAGATGACAGTCGACCGTGATTCGAACGGCCGGCTTTTCTATTTATATCAGCGCAGCTCGGAGGATGTACCTTCACTTGGCAAAGGCAACCAGGTCTATCTTGCCCCTGCCGATGTCCTGCATATTCCGGGCTTAGGCTTTGACGGGCTTGTTGGTTACTCGCCCATTGCAATGGCAAAGAACGCAGTGGGTCTCGCCATCGCCACAGAGGAGTACGGAGCGAAATTCTTTGCTAATGGGGCTACACCGGGCGGTGTGCTTAAACATCCCGGCACAATTAAGGACCCGCAGAAGGTCAAGGAATCCTGGAATGCCGCCTACCAAGGCTCGAAAAATGCGCACCGTGTGGCTGTTCTCGAGGAGGGCATGAAGTATCAGCCGATAGGCATCTCGCCCGAACAGGCACAGTTTTTGGAAACCCGAAAGTTTCAGATAAACGAAATTGCCCGTATTTTCAGAGTGCCGCCTCATATGCTTGCTGACTTGGAGAAATCCTCATTCAGCAACATCGAGCAACAGTCGCTTGAGTTTGTAAAGTACACGCTTGATCCGTGGGTAGTGCGCTGGGAGCAGTCCATGTGTCGTGCCCTGCTTATGGAAAGCGAAAAGCCAATCGTATTCATTAAGTTTAATGTAGACGGCTTGCTTCGAGGCGACTATGTTTCCCGCATGAGCGGATATGCAACCGCAAGGCAGAACGGGTGGATGAGCGCAAACGATATCCGTGAGCTGGAAAACCTTGATCGCATTCCAGCGGAGTTTGGAGGCGATCTCTACCTTATCAACGGTGCGATGACCAAATTACAGGACGCAGGTGCGTTCGCAAAGCAGGCTGAGCCTGCACCCAATAAAACAGAAACGGAGGAAGGTTCTGATGAAACAAACAACGCGGGCAGAAATGCCTCAATCCGCACAAAGTAATATAAGCAATTTGCCAGCGGGTGCTACCTGCAAATTTTGGAACTGGGTGCGGGATGAGGAATCTGGAACACGAACGCTCTACCTTGACGGCGTGATTGCAGAAGAATCATGGTTTGACGATGATGTCACCCCTAAGGCTTTCAAAGCAGATTTGAATGCCGGTGAGGGTGACATTGTTATTTGGCTCAACT